CCGTGTCAATGTCCACACGAGTGCCAGCATCTTTGCCCATACGAATCCAGGCATTGTCCAGGTCATAAGTGGTTGTGCGCGCCTTATTGTGAATCTGCCCGGTGGTAATGTTTCCGCCGTTGATGATGGTCTTATCCTGGTTCCAGGTACTCAAATCCGAAAATGTCACCACGCCGGATAGGTTGATCTGTGCGCTGGTGATCTCTGTTCCGCTCGCTGTCAGCTTGATGGTGCTGCTGGTTCCGCTTGTGCTGGCCGTCAGCTTAATTTCGTTCACCGTCTGTTTGATCTCGGTTTTGGTTTCGTTGGCGGTCAGATAGTCGCCGGTGCTGGCCGTCCAGGCAGTGGGGGCGTTGCCCATCTGCACCATGGGGTGCATGATGGTCAGATCGTTGGTAACGGTGGCGTTATCGTCCGCGGTACTCACAAACAGACCGTCTGCATAGCCGTCCGCGGTCGCCGTGAACGCCGCCCAGCGCAGCTTCCAGCCGTTGTCCAGCTCAATATCCTGCTTCGCATTTTTGAATGCATTGCCGTAATAACTTTTTGCGCCGCTGCTGTTCTTGGTCTCGAACTGCAAAAACAGGCTGTCCGTGCCAGAGTTGAGCTTGTACAGTACGCTGGCGCAGTAGGTCATGCCCTTGGCAATCACCAGCGTTTTGTCCGCGCCAAAGTGGAAGCGGGTGTTCTGCGCCCTATTGGTCACTCGGACGGATTCACCGCTGATCGTGTATGTCCCTTTTTTTCTCAGGTCATTGCCGCCTGCATCCAGGGTCGCATTGTTCCAGTCATCGGTGCCCGCGATAATATTGTTGCCGCCGGTGATCCGCTGCGTTACCGTCTGAGTAATGCTGTCGGCTTTCTGGTCAATCGCGGATACTGATTCTTTAACGGTTTTGAATTCCCGCTTTGTGCTGTCCAGGTCGTTTGAAATGGTTGTTGTCGTTTCTTCCAGGCTGCTGACTTTGGTGCTGATGCTGTCCGCCTTTTGGCTGATGCTGGAGACATCCTCTTTCAGGCTTTCCACCGTTGCGGTAGTGGCGTAATCCTGCAATTTGCTGTCAACGGCATCGTTGGCGGCGCTGGTGGCGGTGTCCTTTACGTTGGCCGTTACCGTTTCCGTCACTGACTTGGTGACTTCGGTCTTGATTTCGTTAGCGGTTTGCGAAAACAGGCTTTTTGCGCTTTCCTGTGTCAGATAGTCGCCGGAGCTGGCGTTCCACGCGGTGGGCGCGTTGCCGTATTGCAGCATGGGGTGCAGCAGCGAAAACTTGTTGGTGTAGTTGCCGGTACCAGCGTGGGTGGTACCACTGCCCATATCCACCAGCTTTAAGGTGGCGTTGTCCGGCGGCGTCCACAGGCCATACCGCAGTACCCAGCCGTCCGTCTGCTCAATCTCCAGCTGATCAGTTGGCTTAATGGTTGCCCAGCTCTGGCTGGTGGAGTACCCCGCCGTGTAAGCGATTTCCATACAGAACTCATCCGCACCAGAAACGGGTTTGTACATAACAGACAGGCACAATGTCACGCCTTTTGCCACATACGCACCCACCGTTGTCCAGCAAAAATATCGGTTGGAGTTGGTGTTGGCCATGGTCGCCCCGCCGGTTAGTTCATAGGTAATAGAACTGCCGTCGCCGGTATTGCCTTTCAGTTCAGCGTTCTTGAAGCTCTCACTGCCCAGGATCAGGTTGCCGCCGCCGGTGATTTTGATGTCTTTTTTCACCTCCGCCGAAAGCCCGTCCACCGTTGCTTTCAGGTCGGTGTACTTGCCGGTCAGGTCGCTGGCCTTTACTTCCAGGCCGTCCACGCTGGTCTTGATCTCCAGCATTTTGCCGGTCAGGTTCTTGTAGCTCTGGCTGTTCACGGCGCTGGAACTTTCCCGGCTGGCGCTGCCCACGCTCTCAAAGCTGGCTTTGCCGGATGAGATTGTGGCGCTCATCAGGTAGGTGTCGAACTCCCGCCCGCGTGCGTCCTTAACGTGTACGATCTGCCCGCAGGCAAGGCCGGAACTGCTGGGCACCGATACTTTGCAGGGGGTGTAGGTCACGTTTTTCAGCACGTTGTACAGGTTTTGAACAACGCTTTTCAGGTTGGCTTCGGTGCCGGTTGTCAGCAGCAGGTTACCCTGCACGGCGTAAGTGTTGGTGGCAGTGGTGCTGTCGGGGTAGATGACCCCCACGTCACTGTCCGACTGCCGGATCTGGACTTTCTCAATGGCCTTGACGGTGTAGTCCTCATAGCTCAAACTGTCGGCATAGTAGGCGGTGCTGTTGCTGGCACCGTCCGGGGTGATTTTAACAGTGCTGCGCTTGTCTGTGTAGGTCAAGAATTGCAGCTTGCCGTCTGCATTCATGTGGGCGTAGCAGCCTGCCGCTTCCGCCGCCCAGGAGATGATCTGGCGGCAGGTCAGGTCATCCGCATAGAACGCCTGCACGCTGTAGCTGCCGTTGATGGGCAGGCTGCTGCTGGCCAGCGCGACCCCCGCCCGCTGGCAGGCCAGCTGTACCAGCTGCCAGATGGTCTTGGGGAACTGCGCCTGATTGGCCCGCAGCCAGCCGGAAAAGTCCGCATCCAGCTTGGACATGGTGTCGTAGGCCGTGACCTTGTAGCTGTTGCGCTTGGTGCGGGTGGGCTTTTCAGCATAGAAAACGCCCACCTTGGTGCGGTTCCCGGCATCGTCCTGCCGGTAGTAGGTCAGGGCGTCCCCGGCAGTAATTTGCAGGCTGCCGCCCGGGTCCGCCCAGATTTCGGCTTCGATGTAGTCCGAAAACGCAGAGCCGATGGTGAACTCCTGCCCGGCGTTCACCGCAGTGTGCAGGGTAAGAGCTTTAAGGGTGCTGCCAGCCTCTCCGCCTTTCAGCTCAGTGCCGTTTGGCAGCAGCAAAACGGAGTAGTACATGCTTCACCTCCGGTCAGCATTCGATAATATTGAACTTCAAATTCTTCCACTGTTTCGTCTTGGCATTGTGCCAGGCGATGCCGTATTTGCTGCAGTAGCAGGTGGTGGTTTCGGTCTCGGTGGAAGATCCGGCTTTTGGGTGGGTGAACTGGAAGGTTGCCTTGCCAGCGAATAACCCGATGGTGTACTTGTACTCGTCATCCGTCAGGCAGCTGTAGGCGATGGGCCAGGTGGCAACCTTTTCCCGCACCACTTCGCGGTGCATGTACCCGGCTTCGTCGCGCCCGGAATCGCTGGAATCCAGGTCGGAATAGCTCGGTTCAATGTCGCAGTCCGGTGCGTACAGGGATTTGCCATCGATCTGGAACAGATTGGTCAGGGTCACGTTACACACCTCCCGTGGCAATCAGCTGTTTGTGCTGCCAGCGCTGTACGGCGCGGCCTACGTCCTCGTCGGTCAGCTCAATGCCGTACACGGCGGAGAGGATCTCCCGCAGCACGGAAACCACGGCTTCAAAGCCCGCCATTTGGCCTGCCTGCAGGTCCTCCATGACTTCGGCCACAGCCTGCTTGATGGTGTCCAGCGGAGCTTCCACGTTGGTGCCGTGGCTCTGATCGCCCAGCACGGCCAGAAACTCCCGGTTGGCCGGGATGACCGCGCCCTGCGCGAGATAAGGAATCTGCGGGGCAGTCAGGGTGCTGATGTTAAACCCAACATGCCCGCCGCCGAACAATTCCGGCAGGTCGAACGACAACCCGTTCAGCGCGTTGATGACCGCATTGATGCCGGTCACAACGGCGGAGATCATCCGATTGATGAAGCCGATGATGCCATTGACGGCGGTCTTGATGGCGTTCGTCATCTTATCCCAGACGGTGCTGACCGTGTTGCCGATGGCCTGCCAGGCAGCATCCCAGTTGCCACGGAACACGGCGCTTAAAAAGTCCGCCAGCCCACGCAGCACAACAACGGCCAGATCGATGGCATCCGCAATAGCCCCAACGGCCACGCCAACAACGTCCGCAATGGCGTTGAATACCTCAGCAAATGCGGGGCCGAACGTGGCGATAATCCACTTGGCCACCGGGGCCAGCAGGTTGTTCCACAGGTCCAGCAGGCAGTTGGCAACGCTTGCCACCAGCAAAAGAATGTCATCCCACAGGGGCTTGAGATGGGAGGACCAGAGGGTAGATAAAATCTGCATCAGGTTAGTAAGGATCGGCTGCAAAACGTTCTGCCACAGGGTGGTAAAAATGCCTTGCAGGTTTTCCAGCGCCAGGGCGGCACTCTGGACAATGGGCTGGCCGTACTCGGCCCAGGTCAGCTGAACGCCGCCCAAAAGATCCTGCCAAACGGTCAGGGCAGCGGTTTTCATCTGCTGCCAGGCTGCATCCCACAGCGCGGCGGCGGGGGCAAGCACAGCCTGTAATGTAGCCCAAAAATTTTGCAGCTGCTGGTTTAATAGAGCCGGCGGGCTTAACTGTGGCGGTTCGGCATCTGCGGCTTTGATTGTTGCAGTGCTGCTGCTTTTGCGGGTGGTGGAAGCCGCCGCAGCTCCGGCACTTTCGGCAAGAGAAGCCTGCAGCCGGTCCAGCTCATCAAATTCCGCAACGCTGCGTTTGGCGGCCTTGGCTGCTTTGGTGGTGCCACTGGCAAGTTTGGCCTGGGCTTTGGCGGCTTTGTTGGCGCTGACTGCTGCTGCGGCGGTCTGCTGCTCAAACTTTTCCACCGGCACGGCGGAGAACGCAGCGTTTACACTGCGGCTTATTTTTTTCAGGGCAGTGCGCAGGCCGTTCAGCGGCTGCTGCGCGGTGTGGGGAGTGGTTTGTGTAGACAGGGCAACCTGAAGGCTGCCTGCATAGGATTTTGGCAAAAGCATCTACCTCCTTATGGGGACTTAATTGGCCAACAGGCGCTGCAGCCGCTGGCGTTCCGCTATCTCTGCCGGATTCAGGCGGGGGCGCAGGTCAACCATGGCTTTGTTTTTGCGGTAGTAGTCCTGTTCCCACGGCTGCAATTTTTGGCCGTGGCGCAGCTTGCTGCGCACCCGCAGCAGGGTAGCCAGCTGGCCGTCCCCAATGCTGTTGAACCAGGCCATAAAGGTCCACCAGTGCAGATAAGGCAGGGCGCGCACTTCGCACCCGGCGGCTTTGTTGATGTCGGCGGCAATCAGCGGGGCGTCCTGTTCCCAGTCCAACAGCGGCGGGGCAGGGGAGCGGGGCAGCGTTTGCCCGCAGTTCAAAAAATCTGCCAGCTTCTGCATGGCCTCCGGATAGTCGCTGCGCGGCAGATCGCCCTCATAAAATAGGGCCAGGGCCACCCGCCAGCGGATGAATTCCGGCTCGCTGGCATCGTTCAACCGATGCAGGATATCCAGAATATCGCGGTAATCCGAATGAATCGAATATGCTTTTCCGCCAACCTCCAGCCGGGTAGGCAGCCGCCAGCTGCTCATACCTGCACCCCGCGCGCGGCGCGCGCTGCCTGGGCCTGCTGCACGGCCAGCGTGGCTTTGGCATCCGCGCACTGGCGGGCACCGGCTTCCAGAATGGGCTGCAATGCCGCAAACAGATTGGTGATGACCCGCTCGCCGTTGCCGGCAACCGCCAGCAGATTGGTGCCGCCCAGCATGGCGTCAAAATCATTGCCGGGGCCAAATACTTCCGCCAGCAGCCCCTTGGCGCGCTGATCCGCCTGGGCCAGCAGCTGTATGGCATCGGTCCCAGTGGGGCTTTGCGCCTGCACCTGCTGTTCCAGCTCTTGCAGCTGATTTTGCAGGGTGCAAAAACGGCTGTAAACATTGGGGTCGCTGGGGTTAAAGCGCAGCACTCCGCCGCCGTGCTCCGGCCCGCCATTGACCGCGTATTCGCGCAGGCCGGTATCAATCGTAAGTTGTTCCATAAAGCCTCCTTTAATGTAACAGAAATCTGTAATAACGATAGATAAAAAATGGTGAAGCGTTGCTGCACACTTCACGAAGAAAAAAGGTGAACAAGAGAATTTTGGTGTACCCTCTGCCAAGGGAACGCCAAACAAAACTTACAGCGGAAATACCGGAATCCTAGGGTGTATCTGAAAAGTCAAAAATTTAGTCTATCTTTTTCTTGTTTTCAAATACACTTTAAGGCAGGTGAACGATATTGGGAAAAGAAATCCTAAACGTAAAACGCAGCCCGGCAGCCGCCGATTTGGGCATTATACAGAACAATAAAAAGATAGCGAAAAACCTATCATTCCAGTATTCTGTAAAATTCTGGACCTTGTGGTTATCATAACGCAATATTACAGAAATGTCAACAATAAAATTCAGAAAACCGAAATTACGATGGAATACCGGTACCGTAATACTCCACAAAAGCCCGCAAACATAAAAACTCTCCGCCGCACAGTGCAATGTTGTGGGCGGAGGGAGAGCCGTGTTTAGAGTGATTTGCTGCGTTAGAGCGCGGTAGCAAAACAAAAATGATGCAGACAAAAGTAAACGAGAGGAGATAAGCAGACCGGAAACATCCGGCACAACACAACAAAAAAGCTCCAGCGCCTTCTACCCTTATGGCGCTGGAGCGAACTTACTTGATTGGAGTCATAGCCTCATACCCGATTGTATTATTTTTCGGACCGTTTGCACATTTTCATGGCAACCTCATCCTTTAACTTTGATCGAATGTTTTTAAACCTGGTTTTCTTTGTTTTGCAAATCGGAAACGGGTTTCATTCGCTGTTGTTCGATGATTTTGCGTTTGCTTGAAATTTCTGATTCCCTTTGGTTCGTTATTTGCTGCCTGGAAACATTTTGCAAGGAAAACGATTCTTGGTGCATCTGTGGAACGGGGAAGTGAACTTCAATAACTTTGTGCAGGGTACCTGAATTTGATGCCAGAGGTTGATTCCTCTTTGCTCTAGTACATCGGAGTTTCTCCTTTTGGGGGCGGTGCGCTTGCACCAGCCAGATCAGGTGAAGCATTATTTGTTCGGCGGAGTTAAATCTTTCATAACAATCACCGGTGATTCTGGGTTTCTATTTACGCTTTTGCGTACCAGGTTTTGAACCTGTAATTTTCTATTTAGAATCCTGTCGTCAGTTCTTCATCTAATCTATGTAAACGCGGGGAACTTTTTCTGACGGGATTTCCTGAGCACTGCATTTTAAGCAAGCTACGAACCTTGCATCTTAACTTTTATATCTTTTACAGGTAATGACCTGCGGCTGTTAATGAGGTTCGTTTGCTTTCAGCAGGCCCAGGCCCGCCGGTGATGAATGGGATCTTTGAAATTAGCCATTGGACTTGAGCCTCCTTTCTTACGAATCCTGCCGGCTTTGCCATCTTACTTTCAAGTCCTTCGGTAGCCTCCCGGTCCCTGCTTTCCCGGAGTTCTTCAAGTGTTCCCATTTAGACCTCTTACCGGAAGCCTTTGCGAAATCTGCTTGAAGCTGTCGGGAAAACCGCCGTGCCTTGTTCCGATGCTATTGAAAGTGGCTTTTGCTTGGAGCTTTTAGCTCCTTATCTCCGGCTGTTTTCTTTCTGTGACTATACTATACAATACCCTAAGGAATTTGTCTATTCGCAGATATCCCAAACAAAATATGAATTATTCGTGCATGTTATGGATAGATATTGCCTTGACGAATGTGGTATAATAAATATGTTGGGTGTGCAAAAGCGTGGGCCTGTCGGTTGGCAGGCCCACGCTTTTTAGTTTTGTATTGAAGAGCGGTATTGCCCTAACTAATTCACATGCTCTCCGGCACCGTAACCTTGAACATGGTCAGCACGTTGCGGATCACGCTGCGCACGGCCAGGCACAGGGCCATGCGGCACTGGCGAACGGCAGGGTCAGCTTCCAGAATGCGGCAGGCATTGTAGAAGCGGTGGAACGCCGTGGCAATGTCGATAACATAACGGGTAATGCGGGCCGGGTCATACTTTTCTGCTGCGGCAGCAATCTCAGCCGGGAAAGCGGAAAGCAGACGCAGCAGAGCCTGCTCGCTGGGGTCAGTCAGCAGGCTGGCATCCAGGGCATCGGCACCCTCAAAGGTCACACCGGCGGCTTCCAGCTTTTTCAGCACGGAGCAGATGCGGGCGTGGGCGTACTGGACATAGTAGACCGGGTTTTCGCTGTCGTTGCGCACAGCCAGGTCAAGGTCGAAATCCAGAGTGGAGGAGCTTTCGCGCTGGTTGAAGAAGAAACGTGCGGAATCAATGGGCACTTCGTCCAGCAGGTCGGTCAGGGTGATGGCCTTGCCGGTACGCTTGCTCATACGCACCGGTTTGCCGTCGCGCATCAGGTTGACCATCTGCATCAGCACAACATCCAACTTGGTGCCGTCCAGGCCAACGGCGTCCATGGCACCCTTCATGCGGGCTACATGGCCGTGATGGTCGGCACCCCAAATGTCGATGGCACGGTCAAAACCGCGCACGGCCAGCTTGTTGTAATGGTAGGCGATGTCGGCGGCAAAATAGGTGGGAATGCCGTTGGCGCGTACCAGAACTTCGTCTTTGGCTTCCTCTTCGCCGTCGGCGTTTTCGTCCTTCTTGCGGTTTACAACGCCGTACTTGGAAGCATACTGGGCGCTGCGGTACATGATGGCACCGTCCTCGGCCTTGTAGCAGGCACCCTTGTCCATCAAGATTTTGATGACATCATCCACAGCGCCGCTCTTGTGCAGGTCGCTTTCGTGGAACCAGACATCATAGGTGATGCGGTACTTGCCCAGGTCGCGCTGCAGCCCGGCAATGTTCTTGGGCAGGGCATCGGCAATCAGGGCATCTTTCAGCTCTTCAAAGTCCTTATCGACATAGGAATCGCCGTGAATTTCGGCAAACTCTTTGGCGCGAGCAATAATGTCAGCGCCCTGGTAGCATTCTTCCGGCAGGGGAACGGCCTCTTCGCCTTTGTACAGCTGCAGGTAGCGGATGGCCAGGCTCTTGCCGAACTTCTGGATCTGGTTGCCTGCATCGTTGATGTAGAACTCGCGGGTCACATCAT